CTTCTTGGGGGTTGCAGTGGCGGGGGGTTCCGTTGAGTGGCGCGCTGCCGGCTCTTCGGGTGCTACTGCAGCGGCCGGTTCGGGCGTGCCCGACGGGGCGGCGCCTTCTCCGGTGCTGACATCTTGCGACGCCTTGAGCTGCTGCTCCATCCGCATGGCGAGCTCGTTGCGTACGCCGGCCTCGGTGGCGTCGTAGGCGGGGAACACGACCGGGCCGAGCTCAGGCATCGCCACCTCGAGGAGCGTGCGGCCGGGCACGTCATCCCCGAAGGTGCGGGCCCAGTCGGCTTCCTCGTCGTACTCGTCCCGGATCGTGCGGAACCGGAACGACATGCCGTTGACGGCGCCGTCGCGGATCGCGTCACGGACCGGCTGGATCAGCCAGTTGTCGGACAGGCGGGCACGGACGAACAGGCCCTTGTCGTCCTCGCGGAGGGTGGTGATCGCACCGAGGGGGATGGAACCGATGAGGGGGTGGGTGCCGTGGTCGAACTGTAGGACCGGGGTCCGTTCGGTGATGGTCTTCTTGAACGCGCCGCGGGCGATCCGTTCGGCGAACCGGCCCTCCCACGAGTCGATCATGGTCGGCTGGTCCCACACTGCCGCGTATCCCTCGAAGGTCAGCCCGTCGTCGGAGGACCTGGTGACCTCGAACGGGACCATCCGGGTCGTGTGCTGCTCACTCATCTGTCGGCTCCTCGACCGCTTCGACACCGTCGTCGTCGAAGTCCTGTGACCCGGGCTTCTGCAGCTGCACGGACACCATCCCGGTGTGCTCGAGCTTGTTCCAGTCCGATGTCGCGGCGAACTCCACTGCGGACTCCGGGGTGAACCCGCTGGAGATCAGCGACGCGACCGTGGACGCGCGGCGCTGCTGCACGTCGGCGGCGTCCTTCTCGTCCTGACGGAGGAACGGGACGTCGCGGACGTCAGCGATCAGCTCGGCACCGTCGGTGCGGCGCATCATCCGCGAGAGCGCCGCCGCAGCGTTGCGCCACAGCGGATGGAACGTGGTGTCGGCCACGTTGCGGCGTGCCTGGCTGTAGTTCCCCGCGTTCAGCGAGCTGCCCTGCATCCCCTCGGACAGCCCGACCACGACCGGGTGCACACCAGCCGCGGCGGCGATGCGCGTCTCGCCGTGGCCCTGGACGACCTTGAAGTCGAGCTGCTTGAGGTCCGACCCTGCGACGGTCACGTCCGCGCCACCACCGAGGTACATGGTCTTGTACGCGTTCGACAGACCGGAGTGGCGCTCGTCAGCGAGGCGCTTGAACTTCTCGAACTCCTCCGGGCTGACCGAGGCGTCCATCCGCACCACGAGGTTCGGGGTGCCAGCGTTCTCGAGGAACCGGTTCTTGTGCTCGGTCATGCCGGTGTCGCCGACGATCTCGCGGACGACGGGGGTGAGCCACGACATGCCGCGGAACATCGCGACCGGGTCGGGCATCGGGGCGAAGTGTGCGACGTCCTCGGGAAGCAGCGGGATGGCCGCGTGCTTCGACCCGTGACCGCCAGGCTTGTACAGGTAGCCGAGGAGGGTGGCGTTCAGCCCGTCCGGGTCCTCTTCCGGGTTCTCCTCGGAGCCGCGGACGATGGTGATCCAGTCGGGCCGCAGCACCCGCATGTTCCCGAGACGGTTCCGGGTCACGTAGGCGTTGCCGCCCATGTCGGCGGCCAGCAGCATCCGCTGGAGGAGGTCCTGGGTGGTACCTCCGGGCCAGGGCTGCTCGAGCGGTGCGAGGAACTGGTCGGTGAACGGCGGCTGTGCTCGTCCTTGCTCGCGTCGCTGCCAGGCGAACCGTGCTTCGGAGAACAGGTGGACACGGAGCTGCTCGACGGCGTACACGATGCCGTTGCGCTTGAGGCCTCGTTCTACGTAGGCCTCGTAGGAGTGCTCGATGTCCTCGTGGGGTCCGTTCTGCCAGGTCATCGCCGGGATCGCGTCGCCGCCCCACAGGCGGCCCAGCTGCTCGCTGTACCAGTCAGCGCCGAACCGTGCCTCCTCTGTCGTGGAGGGGCGTGTGCGTGCCAGGTCGAGGAGGCGCATCAGTCACCCACCTCGACGATCATCCCGGCCGCGACCAGGGCGGCACCTGCCAGCATCGACGTCCATGTCCATCCGAACTCGACCGTGACGCCTACACCGACCAGCAGCGATCCGGCCACGACGCTGGCGGCAGCCAGCTTCACCCGAAGTCGATCCACGGAGTGACCTCCTGCTCGCCTCGGGAGTGCGCCAACGTCACCGCCATCACCGGCGTGGCGTCCGCAGCCGAACCCGCCCTCGACCACACGAACCGGTCACCAACAGGCTTCTTCGACAGACCAGCGACCGACTCGTCCAGCGGCTGGGACGGATACACCCGCACCTTGCGGTCCGCGAGCGCGTCGTACAGGCGGGCACACGCGGACGCGACACCGCCGTACTGGACCCGGAACACCGGCAGACCTGCGTCCTCCAGGTCGTCAGCGATGGAAGCGGCCGGACCACCACCGTCGATGACGATCCGTCCCGGCTTGGCCCGGTGGAGCTCCTTCATGCGGTCCACGACCCACGTCGTGCCTTCACGATGTTCGAGCAGCCCGATCTTGCGGTCCCCGAACACCCCGACCGCGCCGGAGTCCGGCTTCCCGTCGATGCCGCGGATGACGTCGACGCCGTAGGACAGCTCACCGGACGGTTCGGCCTGCGGGTCCTGGACGGCGTCCCACACCTCGGCGGGGATGACACGCTCCGCAGATCCGGTGCGCTGGTTACCGAACGCCCGGCGGAACTCACCGTCGGACATCGTCTGCCTCGCGTGCCGGATGGCGTCGACGCTGATGGTGCGACCCAGGGCGGGCATGAACTGCCACCACACCTCGGGGTCGTCGACATCGGCGTCGTCAGGGATGGACCACTCGAAGTAGGCGAGCCCGGAACCGCGGTCCTCAAGCGTGGCGGCACGGCCGGTGTCGACCTTGCGGTTCAGGTAGGTGGACTGCTCGGTACCCATCGTGGAGAACCCGAGGAGCTGCGCCGACGGGCGGGTGATCATGGCCGGGAGCATCGCCTGCTCACGGCGGTCGTCCTCGTCCTTCCACGCCTCGTCGATGACACCGAGGTCGATGGTGCGGCCGTGACCGGCCGACGCGGTCGAACCGAGCACGTCGATCCGTCCGCCGGTGCCGACGTTGACGCCCCAGTCGCCCTGGGCCCGGCGGACCTTCCCCCCACCAGCCGAGGTGAACAACTTCGCCAGCTTCGACTGCTGGAGGATGGGGACCTGGTCCTCGAGGAGCTTGGTCTTCGCTTCCCAGCCGGTCTGGGCCGTGTAGGCGACCCGTTGCGGGCCGCCCCACACCGGTGCGGTGACCCGGTGGACCTCCCACGGCAGGGCAAGGGTGGTCTTGCCCGACTGGCGCATGACGGTGAACCAGACCTCACGGTAGGCGGGAAGGCCGGTGGCGGGATCGATCTCGAGGCCGACGTCGGCAACGAGCTGCTGCCACGGCATCAACGGGTGGCCGAGGAGCTCGGCGACCTTGCCGACCTGGGGGCCGAGGGTGGGACGGTCAGGGCGTCTTGGGGTTGCCCAGCGCGGGGCCGCTTCCGATCTGCGCGAGCGCGGCGGCGAGGTCGTCATCAGCGTCGTCATCCGCCCTCAGCACCTCGTTCAGCGTCTCCCGGTACTCGCGCCACATCTGGCTGTTGAACGGGTTCTCGTCCAGCGCCTGGGCGATGGACACCAGCGACTGGCGGCGGGCGGCGTCGACCTGCTCGAACCTTCCGATGCGGTCGAGCTCCTTGATGGTGCGCCTGACGGCGAGCAGGTTCGGACCGGGGTTGGTGCCGCCCTCGACCAGGTCGTCGGCGTGACGCCACCGGCGGTGGGACGCGAGCCCGGCAGCAGTCTTGACGTCCTGTCCGCACAGGTCGCAGGTCAGCATCCATCACCACCTGAGCTCGGGCGGGTAGCCGGACCGACGACGGTTGACGATGCGTGCACCCTCACGGCCGCCCCTCGAGGTGTTGCAGTGTTCGCAGGCGGCCCGCAGGTTGGCGGCGTCGAAGAACTGACCGCCACGCTTGGGGCTGACGATGTGGTCGGCGTGCGACGCCCGTCCGGTGCAGCCTGCCCCGCGGATCCGGCAGCGCCATCCGTCGCGCTCGAGGACGGCTGCGCGGAGCCGTTGCCACTGCTGGGTCTTGTACAGCTTGGAGCTCACCGCACCTCCAGACCCCGAACTTCTGGGCGCAGGGGGGATAAAGATGGCGCGGGAGTCTCGGTGGGCCTCTCGTTTGCCCGTCGCGGGGGTACCCCCGGCCCGTCAGCAGCATCATGAGGCGGAGTGCGAGGCTGCCTGGGAGGCGATGGCGAGGACAGCGTGGCGTCGGGTGTCGATGCCGTCTTCGCCGCCAGCATGGCGTCGGGTGTCGATGCTGTTGTCGCTGTCAGCTTCGTTCTGTGTCCAACATTTGCGACCTGGAAGCTAGTGGTTGGGTGCGGTCAGGGGCTATCCGATGATTGCTGCGAGATGGGTGGGTGCCTGCCCCCCACCCTCAGGCGTGCCCCTATTGGGCAAGGCCCCGAATAAAGCCCCCCGCGAAGCTGATGGTCGCTATGGCTGCAGGGATGATGACGATGATTGCTGCGACGGCGCAGATGCGTGTATGCCTTC